AAAGCAGATAAAGATTATTTTGATACTGAACTATCAAAGGTTAGATGGGTTCAGTTTTGGTGTTTTATGGTTGCAGCATGGATTAGTTACTACATAGTTTGGGGAGTAAAAAAATAATGTTTCCATTAACAGCTATTCTAGATATTGGCACAAAGCTAATAGACAAACTAATTCCTGATCCTGAAGCTAAGGCTAAAGCTCAATTAGAGCTTGTAAAACTACAGCAAGAAGGCGAGCTTGCTAAAATGCAAGCCGATATTGCAGAAGCTCAAGAAATTACTAAGAGATGGGAAGCGGATATGTCTAGCGACAGTTGGCTTTCTAAGAACATCCGCCCTATGGCTCTTATTGCCATCTTTGGCGCTTATTTCTTATTCGCAATGATGTCAGCCTTTGGCTATGATGCAAATCAAAACTATGTGCAGTTGCTAGGGCAATGGGGTCAAATTGTATTTTTAGCTTATTTTGGCGGTAGAACTGCTGAGAAAATTATTGAGATGAAAGCTAAGAAAAATGAATAGTCAGCATCTTATAGCCATTGGCATCCATGAGAATTGGTATGATGCCCTGCAAGAAACCTTTGATAGATATGAAATCAATACTGTTAAAAGACAGGCGCACTTTATCGGACAATGCGCCCATGAATCAAATTACTTTAAAACCTTAGAAGAAAATCTTAACTATTCTGCACAAGGTTTAATGGGCATTTGGGGTTCTAGATTCCCTACTCTAGAGATTGCACAGGAATGCGCTAGAAACCCTGAGAAGATAGCTAATAAGGTCTATGGTGGGCGCATGGGCAATTTAGAAGATGGTGATGGCTGGAAATACAGAGGTAGAGGGATTCTTCAGCTTACTGGCAAGGAAAACTATAAGAACACAGGAAATGCCCTAGGGATTGATTTAATCGGGCTTCCTGAGCTTTTAACAACTCCAAAGTATGCTTGCCTATCTGCTGGTCATTTTTGGTCTAAAAAGGCTTTAAATGCGCTTGCTGATGCCGATAATTACCAAGAGATTACCAAGCGGATTAATGGTGGGCAAACTGGTCTTATGGATCGCATCTACAAAACCAAAAAAGCTGAGGAAGTTTTAGCTAGGGAGATGTAGGCTTCTGTAGATCTTGCCATCTTGCCATTGTTTATCTATTCCAGCCTGATCATATAGTTCAATCACCTTCTCAGGGTAAACCATTATAGGTTTCTGATCTGTAAAACAGAATGCATAAATCAAGGGCGCTTCCTTGGTAGAAAACCATTCAAGGAATAAAGGAATCATTTTTACTTCTAATTGCTTAAAGTTCCCTGTTCCTTTTACATTAACTACAAAAGTATGCTTACCAGTATCTACAATGTAATCAGGTAGATTCCTGATCATTGCATTTAATTTCCAGTAATGATCTATTTCATTATGCTTTTCATCAAATCCAATTCGCCAATACTTGTAATTCATCTTGGCACAATAGTTCTCAAAAAGAATCTCGCCATGATTAACTAGCTTTTGGCGATCTAAAAAGGAAGCAATATTTTTCATGCCAGTTTAATAAGCGGAGAACTGGTCAAAACCCTGTGAAGGATAGAGCTTATTTCTCTAGATCTCATGGTGCTTTGTGAGCTTCTTCTTTAGCTTGGATCAATGGCTCTGCAAGCTCAATAATAATTACTTGACCTGTTAGCGCTTTTTTGATCGCATCAAAGGTTTCCCCTTGCCTAATGAACTTTTGCACCAATTCCCTAATTTCTTGTTCCATGATCAGAAGGGAATAGCATCATCTACAAGATCATTTGATGATTGTTTTGCTTTTGGCATCTCATCATCTCCTCTTGCTTTAAAGCTATCCTTTGCTCTAGGCTCTGCAAAATTTAGCCAGCCATCCCAATTAACAGGGATTTGCTCTAGTTTTGCAGCTAATCCGCCTTGCTTGGTATCCATTACAACTCCGCACTTAACCCATCTTGTTTTATCTGCGCCAGTTGCATCTTTGTAAACTCCGCCTTTGGCTAATAGTTCATATTTAATTGCCATACATTCTCTCTTTCAGTTTTGTGAATAACTCATCAACTTCTTGTAAAAACTTCTGCACTTCTGCTTCCATCTCCTTGATGTAACCATCATCCCGATCAAGGCGCACTACAAACAACTGCAAGTTATCAGGAAGCCTAGGATCAAATGATACAAAATCACACCATTTGCGCCCTGTGCAAGCCATCTGAGTTTGCATTTGTGGGATATATTTTGCTGGTGGTTTTCCACCATCTATATATTCAAGATGAGTAGTAGTGTTAGGGCATTTAATTTCTATAAGCCCATCTTCTCCTACTAAACCATCAGGACTACAACCAAACCATTCTATTTGCGGATGATCCATAAAAGGTATCTGCTCAACAAATAGATTCATCTTAGTTTCATAAGCAATTCGCGCGAATGGCTCTTGCTCTGTTCCCCATTGCATAGCTGAATTAGTAAATGATTCTGCTGGCTGATTGGTTAATCTCTCAGCAACTAAATCCATCTTGTAATTCTTGCGCCCTGCTGATTCGCCTGATTTGATCTTGGATAGAACATCTGCAACTTTAGAAGCTGTAACCTTGCCAGCCCTGAGCATCTTCCACTCTATTGAGCCTTGCTCAATCTTAGTTGCTTCAATCCTATCTTCAGTTGTAAAGGTAGTCATTTTGTTTCCTGTTTAAGTTTAATTAGTTCCTGTAATTGTTTACAAAATTGTTCTCCAGCTTGTGCAGCTTTCAATGCATCATCCCAATGATTAGTTAGGCAAAATCTATATACATTGTTTACAGCCAATTTTGTATCCAAATAAATTTCTGCATAATCTGATTCTTTCATTCTTTATCTTCCTGATCTATTTGTGGTTCATTTAATTGAATAAGCTGAGTTTCCCCATCTTTCTCAAATTGGTTTTGAAATTCCTTGCTCATGGCTTCAACTGCTGCTTGCCATCCAAGAGCAAAGAATTCTTCAGGATGATACACAGGTTTATCTAGCTTATTGAATGCTTCTAAGCAAAGTTTATTTGCTATCATTTTGTTTTTTTCCATTTAAAAGGATAAACATCAATATTAGTTTGCTTAGGAATTACATCATCTAAAGTCTTTTCTGTAAGCGCCCTAAATTCTTTCCATTTCTTTTGATATTGAGCCTGTTCGCTGGCAGGAATGTAATTGTATAGTTTGCGCCATCTGATAGTAATATCTGTAGTGCTTGGTGTATAAATAAAATCATTTGTCATTTGTTTTGCTCCTATATTTTTGTTGAGATTGTCTAGTAAGGCAAAATTCACACTTCCATCTTCTTATCTTACTAGCTGTTTCTACTAATTTAAAACCTTCTGCATTTCGCATAACTTGGCAACTACTACAAAACTTCCTCTCCATTTTTATTCCATCCATCTTTTAAGTAACCCCATTCTGAAGCATCTACAACTGCTGATAACTTTCCACAAACATCACAAGAATCTATCCAAGTTCTATATTCATGGTTCTTTGGTTTTTGTGTTCCCCATTTAACTCCGCAATCATGGCAAACATTGTCGGGCTGTTCATCAGCTAGGTGCATTCATGCTTCCTTTCTTAATGTCATACACTTCTTTTAATTGATTGGCTAGACTTTTAAATTTCTTAAATTTCAGATAACCTTCTTGGAAGGCAGTTCGCAACTCGGCAGGGGTAGAGCTTGCCTGAATTTTATCAATGTAGATCAAAATCTCCTCTGCTGGATCTTCTTCATCTTCAGGTGGTATATCTTCATTCTGATAGATAAACAAGCCAACTCCAAAACAGGCTATGCATTTTGTTAAACAGCGCATTTGGGCATCAGAGATTTTTCTAGCATCAGGATTCTTTACAGCATTATTCCTATGATCCATTACTGGTAATTGCATCTTAAGAGTTTTGCCAAAGGCTGTAACTTCACAGGAAACCATTACAGTTTCAGAATAATACTTAGGCTCTCCAAATTCCCAAGTAGCGCTTGGATCATTCATTAGTAGAACATCAAGAGCATATGCCCAAGAAAGGTAGTTAAGATTTCCCTTCTTTTTTATGCGATCTGTTACATCTATTTTTCTTACTTCTTCAAACTTATTCATTTTTGTTTCCTTAAGTTAATATGCTTTTGTAGAATATACCAAAACTCAGATTTAATTATTTTCATTACCTTCCTTTTTAGATGTGCATGAAATTTTAATAAAGTTATAGCTCATCTTCTGCTTGAGATTTAGCTTTTTCTTCCCAATAAGTGTAGATAGCAGATTGAATCAATAAGCCAAGAGTAGCTTTGTCATTGTTAATCAGAGCTTGCTCAATAGAATCCTGATGCTTGTATAAGCATTCTTCATTGATAGCTTCCATAAAGTTATCAAAGCTATCAGGGTTCATTTCTCCATGAAGTAGCTCAGTAACTCTTTCATCTATCTGAGCTTCTCGATCTCCGCTTTCTGTATAAGGAGATTCTACCCATGCATCATATTTGTTCATCTTGTTTCCTTTATTTAGTTAGATACCATACATACTGGGCAAAAATAAATAATGCTAGTGTTGCTAATACCATATGCCAGTTCTTGAGTTTCATATTGTTTCCTTAGATTGTTTTTGGAAATTGAAAAAAATCAGATGATTCAGAATAGCAATTTAATTTGCCATCAACATAAATTGCAAAAAAATTATCTTCTTTTAAAGCCCAATCAATAGCTTGATTTGTTGCTAAATTAATTCCTTCAAAAGAAGTAAACTCAATAATAGTTTTTAATTCTTTGTTAAGCGCTGTAATTTTCATATTGTTTCCTTCTTTGCTAGTTAAACTGCTTTAGGTCTTTGAATCAAAGTTTGCTTTACACCATTTCTAACACCATGCTCTTTAACTGTAGCTGTTAAAGTAGCAACTTCTCCTTCTGCTAATTCCCATACTGATGAAGAATTGCCTTTGTAGATTACTACATTTTTTTCTGCATCTTCAAAAATAAACAAGCCAATACTTCCAAAATGGCTTTCTAAATTAATAACCTTTTTTAAAGTTAAAGTTAATGTAATTTTTTCACCTACAGATCCGATATGCTGGCGAGCAGCATCAATTAAAGCCTGTTTGCTTGCCCATTCAGCTTTTCGAGCAATTCGATCAGCAATACATTTGCGAACAGCTTCAACTTGTTTTTCAGATAATTTTCCATAGTTATCAAAAGCAGAAGCTAATGATCCAACAAAACCTTCTTTGTAGCATTTAAAATTGCCTTCATCATCATGAACTCTACCTAAAGATAAAAAATCCTGAATTTCATTGTGATCTGCATAAGTTTTGCAAAATGTTTTCACAGCATTAGCAATAATCCGAGCTTTGGTAGCTTTTGCATAAGCATCAGGATTATCAATAATTGAACCCCATTGATAAGGCTTGGTCTTTGTAGTATTAGCAATCATATTGTTTCCTTTCTTGTGTTGATGTGGAAACTATACCATAAATGTAGAGAATCAACTGTTTTTTGTAGATTTTTTACTAGGGGATTTCCCTAATCTACATAAATCTATGAATCTACAAGAAAAAAGGCTAGAATCTACATAGTTTCTACAAAAGGAGAGAAAATGGAAGCGGTGCAACAAACTCAGTTTGATAAGGCTTTGGCTGTATTTGGCTCAATTAAGGGCATGGCTGAAAAGGTAGGGGTAAAGTATGTTTCATGCTATGCATGGCATATGAGGGGCGGAAAGATACCTAAAAAGCACCATAATGCGGTTATACAGGCTTCTGAGGGCAAATTAAGCCAGTTAGATCTTGGGTAGCCTAAATCAGCGCACAATAGCCCTATATGCGGAACAGGGCTATAAATGCGAGGTAGTTGAATCCTACAATGCTTTTACCAAGCGCAAAAAAGACCTATTTGGGATCTTTGATGTGCTTGCTGTAGGTAATGAGCAAACTATTGGGATACAGATAACTAGCAAATCTAATATGTCAGCAAGAATCAAGAAAATTCAAGAAAGTGAGTTTTTGCCTGAATTGCTTAGATCTAACTGGCGGATTGTAGTTATAGGATGGTTTAAGAAGCCTAATGGAAGGTATGATTACAAAGAGTTTGAGTTTTGATTTATAATTTGTTCAGCAGAGTGGAATCTGCTTAGTAAGCCCGATCTAAACCCTTTAGGGTAGCTTTGAGTGTTTAGTTAAAGTTGGTCGGGTCTTTAATTAAGCAATTCCATCTTAGAGCTACCTTAAGGGGTTTTTCTATTTCTGCTACTTTGATTCGGGGGCTCTACCGACATACTAGCGAATCATAGTTAAGTGCTACTAGGGGTTAAGGATGTAACAGCACAAATATAGGTGGCGAAGCTAGTGCCTATTCCTTGAAAGACTGGCGGGTGTAGTGGCTCCGAAAGGCAACTATTGAAGGCACACTTAGGTAGGCTAGGTGTGTTCACCAAAAGGCAATCTATATATTATTAATACTATAGTTATATACTGTAGTGATGAGAAAAAATACTCCGATTAAAACTTGCATCTGCGGATTAGATTTTGCAGTTCTTGATTTTATGAAAAGTAGAATTAGAGGATACTGTTCTCATAAATGCCGAATAAAAACTATTCTAGAAAAAATAAAAGCTCGGCAACAAAAACTAAGTAAAAACCCCTAGTAGATATTATTCCTATTTTGTAGAACTTTAATGTTAAGATTGTAGAAGTTCAACAAGAAAGGAACAAAATGCTTAACAAAATCACTATCTCAATTCTTATTATTTTTAGCGCAATTATTGTTTCGCAAACAGCAAGCGCAGAAGCAATAGCATCTACACCTAATGGCGGTGGCGGTTATATTGTTTTGACTAATGAGCCATGCATTAATGAAGGAAAGACCTACAAATCTTTAAACCGATTCTATTCTTACATCTCTAGCGGATTTACTACAGAAGGTTGTTATGGCATAGAAGATGATACTGTTATTACTGTTTGGCAACCTGATGGAGATAAAAGAAGGTATCCAATATCTGTATTTACAATTAAGAAAAGAGGTCAGCAAATATGAACTTTCTGATTGCTGGATTTCTCTTTGTTTATTTTGATGCTGGTTTTTGGTGGTGGTTTGGTTACTTTTCTTTTGTATTACTAGAATTGCTTGCTTTGGTAATAAATATTTTAAAGACTAGAAATATGCTTAAAGATGAAAAAAAGCCACAGTTATTAAAAGCAAATGGAGAGCCTTATACAGAATCAGATTTAGAATTTATTTGGAAGCATGGTTATCAATCAGCACTTGAAGTAGTTCAACAAACCAAACAATAAGGAAACAATATGGATCAATTTATGATTGTAGATAACAAACTAGTAATTATTAAACAGCCTGAATATGAAGTTAGAACTTGGCGAGATACAGCCTGTGAGTGGATCGAGATTTGGTATCATAAAAACAAGATCCGCAAAACTGAGAAGCACAAGCAAAGGCTTGCAAAAGAAGTATCCAAGCTAATTCCTAAATGCCAATATAAAAATTATTCTGAATATGATCTCCCATCTGTGATGAGAAAGGAAAGAAAATGCTAATCCCTATTCCTTTTTTTGGATGGTTTGAAGATGAAGAAGAAGAAGATAAACCAGTAGAGAAAGAGCAGAATGATAAAAGCAATTAAATGGGCTGGAACAATTCTATGCTTGATTGGAATTGCATTTACTTCTTTTAATGTCTATCCCTTAAATATTATTCTTAGCTTAATTGGTAGTGGTTTATGGGCTTATGCAGGGTATCTACAAGATGATGCTCCTTTAGTTTTAGTAGAAGGAGTTGCAGTATTGCTCTACTTTGCAGGGCTTGTTACTTACATCACTATTCAGTTAAGCAAATGGGGTTACTAATGCGAGAAGAAGCCCTAAAGCTGGCAGATAAGCTAGAGAATGAATGTGAGCCATATGTGCAACTGGATGAGATTACATTTCAGAAAGCTGCAAAGATGCTAAGAGATCAAGCTAATTTAATACAAACCCTTAAATCACAATTAATATATGACAGACTTGTTTGCAGAATTGATGGAAATAACCACTAATGAAAAAGATAATAGCGGAGATTTTGAAGTTTTTTGGCTGGCTTATCCAAGAAAACAAGGTAAGCAAATGGCAAGAAAGGCTTGGTCTAAACTCGATTCCGCCCAAAGAGAGAAGGCACAAGCGGAGATTTTGAATCATATAAGGTATTGGGCGTTACATGAAACGCACCAATGCTTTATTCCGCATTGTTCTACTTGGCTAAATCAATCTAGGTTCGAGGATATTTTGGACTTTACTCCAGTTAAGAAAAAGGAATCTAAGGAATGGATGCTTACAAATGAAGGTATTGAGCAAAAGGCTAAAGAGCTTGGAATCCTTGGGAATGGCTATGATACTTATCAAACCCTTAAAATCAAATGCATGAAAAAGCTAGGCATGAATGTGCAGTAAGACAGCTATGCAAATGGCGAGCAGAATGGGGATTGGAAAAGTTTAGAAAGTATATTTCTACACACACACTAGATCAGCAGTTGCTTGTAGATTTTGCAAATCAATGGAAACTAGGAAACAGGGGAGAGCCTAAAGAATGGAAATAGATCCAAACAAAGCAGTAGAGTTTATTCTTAAACACAGCAAACCATTTGCACAGGCTAAGGCTAATCGAGTTCATATCGAGAACTATCTGCGATCAAAGAAAAGCCTGTTAATGGCTCAGGCTAAGGCTACAACTATCTCAGGCGCAGAAGCAGAAGCCTATGCCCATCCTGAATATATAGCATTGTTAGAAGGCTTAAAGATAGCTGTAGAGGAAGAAGAAGAATTGAAATGGAAGCTCATTGCTGCACAAGCTCGCATAGAGATCTACAGGACTGAATCAGCAAACAATCGAGCTATGGATAAATATACTCAATGAGTGATTTACCTTATTACTTTGGCATACTAATCTTTGCTATAGTTATCTTTTCTTTTTGGATAACTTTTAAATGAATTATAGAAATAAAGATCTACTAAGAGCAGTTAGCCAGCTTCCTTGCCAAATATGCGGTAAAGAAGGAGAAACCCAAGCCAGCCACTCTAATCAGCTAGAAGATGGTAAGGGGATGGGCATCAAGGCGCATGATAGTTTTGTCGCTGCAATTTGTTTTACTTGTCATGCAGAGATAGATCAGGGAAAGAACTATACAAAAGATGTTCGCAAAGCTGTATGGGATAAAGCCCACAAGCGCACTATCGGAGAACTCTTTAAGCGCAATAAACTAAAAGTTCTACTATAGTTCTAAAGGATCAAACCCTAGCTCTTTGCACATATGGCATCTAGTTCTAAATTCCTTGCCATGTTGCGCCCACTTATAACCCTTGCGCCTGTAGAAACTCATATGAATCATTTCATGCGCCATAGTTCTAATGACTGTATCTAGGAATCCGCATCTAGCAGTAGAAATAGTAATAATGTGTTCCCACTTCTCAGAATCATCATAGAGATAAGTTCCCATAGTTTCAGGATCTTCATTCACTACAAATTTAATTTGCTCAGGCAGAGGTAGTTTCCATTTACTAAATGGCTCGCAACAATACAAAGTGCTATAAATATTCTTAAGAATAGCTGAGGTTAATTTCATAGTTGTAGAATCTCGCCCCTGAACTGAACAGAATCTTCATCATTAACTAATACCATCTCAGGCATTAGTAATTTTCCATTCTCCCAAGAAGCCATTATAAAACCCTGACGCCAATCCTTAGCATTATCTTCACAATAGACAAAGGCATCAGAGTTTACATCTGCTAGAGTTCCTGTTTGAACTCCCCAATAAGTTTTCTGATCAAATGTAGAGATTGGGCTAAGAGTTAGAACATGGGTATGACCTGTAAAGATATTGCAGAAGCTCGCCTGCACATTGTTATAGCCAGCATATCTTCCACCCTTATGCCTATGCTTAATTACAGTATCATCATTAATCCAAAAGCTCCAGCAAGTTTCCCAATTAGGAAAGTGATCCTTTAGTGAGAAGTTATCTACACCACTAAACTCAGGCACTCTTGATACAAGGAATGATTCATATCGCATATCATGGTTGCCCATTGTCCAAATCAATCTACATCCAGCAGGGCGCACAGCTTCAATCGCTTCAAGATGAGTTTTGCAATAGTTAAGCTCATCTAATACAGATGGCTTGCGGTCATAATTTATAGATGGGAATCTACTAAGCACAGCCCCATCAAAGGCATCTCCATTACAGATAACAGCGCTAGGCTTGAAATGCTCAATGAACTTAATCAGCGCCTTGAATCCTGTAGTTGTATAGTCAGTAAAATGGGCATCAGAGAATATGATTACTCTACCTTTTTCTAACTCCATTCCCCTGCGAACAGAATGAGTAACAGCATCAAGTCTTTGCTGTAGTGCTTCTTCCCTTATTCTTTTTTGTTCTTTTAGTTTATTGTTATGTTCAGCTTTTGCATCATAAGTTGTAGGCAATGTAATATTATTCTTAACTTCTACATTCCTTCTTCTATTCTGAACTGCTCTTATACTGTTTCCAGTAGCCTTAGCCATTGCTGTAGGGCTAGGATGCTCTTTCCACTTAGCTATGAATTCTTCATCTGTAAGGTAATATCCTTTTCCATTTCTACTCATCATTTGCACCTTATATAATAAGATTTATAGATAATAACTGTTTAATAAGAAATTTAAAAGTAATCAATCACTTAGGGATAACCATATGGCTTTGCGCCCAAAAACAATCTGCAACTGGGCTGGATGCGGTAAGGCAATAGACAATGCTAGATATTGTGAAAGGCATGAAGCTCTACATCAAGCGCAAGAGAACAAGCGCAAGAGTATTAGGAATGAGGACTATAGCCGTATGTATACTTGGAACTGGCGCAAGTATTCTTCTACATTTCTTAAGGCTCATCCGCTTTGCTTAAAATGTTTAGAAGATGGAAAGATAATCCCTGCAACTGAGGTAGATCATATAGTTCCGCATAAGGGAGATAAGGATCTCTTTTGGCAAGAAGATAATCATCAGGGCTTATGTAAGCCTTGCCATAGTCGCAAGACAGCGCAAGAAGATGGTGGCTTTGGCTTTAAGGCAAAAGCTATCGAAAATAATAATTGATAGGTTGTAGCTATATAGGGTGGGGGGCGCAAATGAAGTAGAATACAGACAGCGCACAAG